GGGCGATTAACCAGTGCATCAGCCTGGGCGGCGGCGCTGACGGGCTCACGACCGAGGAGGACAAATGCCGGATCCTGACCGGTGGCTTTGAGCACCGGGGCACCGCTGACGGCGTGGCGGTTCGTGGCCGGTGGTTGGTGGACCTTAAGTCGGGGCAGATCTACGATTATCGTGCACAGATGGCCGCCTATGCACTCGGGCTGATGCAACAACATTTCGAGCAGGAGTGGGACACGCATTTGCTGTTCTGTGACCAGCGGCAGGTCATCACCCACCACTGGACCTACGCCACCGCGAGCGAGCTGGTGCGCACGGTGCTCGCAAACGTGGGCACGCCGCCCAAGGAAAACGACTATTGCAGCTGGTGCGCGAAGTCCCTGACCTGTGGGGCTCGCGTCAAATCCATGACCGGCGCACTGGTCCCGGTGCAGTCCGAGATCACGCCCGACAACGACGGGTTTTTGACGCTGCTCAACGACCCCGAGCGGCTCGGGCGTTTTCTGGCTCAGTGCGCGACGCTAGACGACTTCCGAGACGCAGCCAAAGCCAAAGCTCGCGAACTTCTCGAAGCAGGGCAACCAGTGCACGGATGGAGGCTGCAAAAGGCTCGCGTCACTGAGTTCGTGGACGCCGGGCACATAGCGCACGCAGTGCAGCTAGGGCAGATCGGTGCTACTGACGCAATTCTGGCGGGAGGTGCTTTGAGTGCCAAAAAAGCCGAGGCGCTCTGGAGTGCGGCAGGTGCAGTTATGCCGGAAAGCATCGTAGCCAGAAAGATCGGGCAGCAACCTCTAGTGCAGGCCAAATGAACTACGACGACTACATCATCTCAAAACAGAAGACAGTGAAAGACGCGGGCTTTGAGCCTTTGCCGATCATTGCACCTCTTTTTGACTGGCAAGCGCACATTGTGCAGTGGGCAGTTAGAAAAGGCCGGTGCGCACTGTTTGAAGACTGCGGGCTTGGAAAGACGATTCAACAGCTTGAATGGGCGTCTCAGGTACTTAGGTACACTGGCAAAAGTGTTTTGATTTTGACACCGCTTTCAGTCGCGGAGCAGACCAGCGCCGAAGGAAAACGATTTGGCATTGAAGCGCACGTTGTTGAATCTCAGTCGGAAATCGCACGCCCAGGAATCTGGATTACGAATTACGAAAAGCTCGAAAAGTTTGACGCTGCATCTTTTGCGGGCGTCGTTCTTGACGAATCATCAATCCTGAAAAACTACACTGGCAAGACGCGAATTGCGCTGACTCAGGCATTTGCAGACACGCCGTATCGGTTGGCCTGCACAGCAACTCCAGCTCCCAACGACTACATGGAGTTCGGGCAGCATTGCGAGTTTTTGGGTGTCATGCCATCCAACGAGATGCTCTGCCGCTGGTTCATTAACGACACGATGAACTTTGGAAGTTACCGGCTGAAAGGTCACGCCGAAGGTGACTTTTGGGATTGGGTGGGAACCTGGGCAGCTTGCGTTTCTAACCCGGCAGACATTGGTTTTGACGGCGCAAAATACATCCTGCCAAAACTCAACCTAAAGCAGGTCGTTGTAGACGTTGACGATGTAGAGGGTGCCGCTGAAGGCGACCTGTTTCGCATTCCAGAACTGAACGCGACAACGATTCACAAAGAAATGCGCATCTCTTGCGCGGCAAGGGTGCAAGCCATCGCTGAAATGGCAAACGCGTCAAACGAGTCGTGGATTGTTTGGTGCAATACCAATTACGAAAGCGACGCGCTGAAGCTGGCGATTGAAGACGCAGTCGAGGTGCGAGGATCAGACACAAACGCGTCTAAGCTGATAAAAATCCAAGCATTTAAGGAAGGCGAGGCAAAGGTCATCATCTCAAAACCTTCGATTTGCGGATTCGGAATGAACTGGCAACACTGCCGAAATGTGGCGTTTGTAGGGCTTTCCTACTCATTTGAGGACTTTTATCAAGCGCTGCGTCGAAGCTACCGATTTGGTCAGACCCAAGAGGTCAACGCCTACATCATCAGCGGCAAAAACGAACAGAAGATCATATCAACGGTGGCAGAGAAGATTGAAGCACACCGTAAAATGCAGGAGCGAATGAAGTTAGCGTCAGTTGCGTTGAGGAACGCACCAGAGAAACAGTTAAAAATGAACATTGAAACACCAAAAACAGAAGGCAATGGGTACACGCTTTACAACGGCGATTGTGTCAGAGTTGCAACGCAACTTGAATCCGAGTCGATTGACTTTTCAATTTATTCGCCACCTTTTGCCAACCTCTACATTTACAGCGACGATGTGCAAGACATGGGCAACTGCAAGGACGACGATGAGTTTTTCAAACAGTATCGTTTCCTCATTGCCGAAAAGCTGCGGATTACAAAGCCAGGGTGTCTTTCCGCAGTGCATTGCAAAAACCTCGTCAATTATGCAGGTCGCGACGGGATGGCCGGAATGCGGGACTTTAGGGGCGAGATCATCCGAGCGCACACGGAACTTGGATGGGCGTACCATTGCGAAATTACAATTTGGAAAGACCCAGTGATTGAGATGCAGCGGACTAAAGCTCAGGGGCTGCTTTACAAGCAACTTCGCGCAAACTCCAAGTTTACCCGCATGGGCATGGCAGAGTACCTGATTCTCTTTCGCAAGTGGGGTGAGCGCATGAACGAAAATCCGGTGACTCACACAAAAGACGATTTTCCGCTCGACCAGTGGCAACAATGGGCATCTCCAGTCTGGATGGATATTAACCAGACTCGAGTGCTCAACAATCGCATCGCACGCGACGCTGCCGACGAAAAACACATTTGCCCGCTTCAATTGGACGTGATTGAGCGAGCCATCACTCTTTGGAGCAACCCTGGCGATTTGGTTTATTCTCCGTTCACCGGCATCGGATCAGAAGGCGTTGGCGCTTTGACATTAGGCCGGAAATTTGTCGGATCAGAATTGAAGGAAAAATACGCGCAACAGGCGCTTGCCAACCTTAACAACATCGAAGCTCAACCGGTCCTTTTTTAATGAAAATACACATCCAACAACACGACTTAAACGCAGTGCTCGAACGCGCTCGCCGCATCTGCGGCGGGCAGCTGCCGGTGACAAGCAACGTCCTTTTTGTGGCAGAGCGCGACACGCTGACGCTGCTTTCCAACAACCTGCAAGAATCGCTTACCGAATCCGTCCCGGCGACGATTGAGATGCCGGGCCGCCTAGGGCTTCCGGCGCGCAAACTTGCCGCCATTGTCGCCACGCTCCCGGCGGGGCTGGTGACCATTGAAGGCGACGCGAGGCACAGCGCCGCGATCACCGCGGGCGCCTCCCGCATTAAACTGGTGGGCCTCGACGCCTCAGAGTTTCCAATCGTTCACCGTGCTGCGGCAGACATGACCGTGACCAGCGTGGATCTCGACACGCTGCAGGGTGTGCTGCGGCGATGTGCGCCTGCAATGTCAGACGACGAGACGCGGTGGGTGCTCTGCTCAACGCTGCTGGAATCCGTCGGGCCTGAGATGATCCGGCTGACCGCATCCGATGGGCGCAGAGTGGTGCGCGAGACGCTTAGCGCCAGCAACAGCGGCAACATTCGCACGCCCATTAACCGGCAGGCCGTCGACTGGCTCTGTAATCTGAAACGCAAGAGCGCCACGGTGGACATTGAAATTGACGAAATTAACCTGACCGTCGCGACCGTAGAGCAGCCAGCGCTGGCGTTCACGACTCGGCGCATGGAAGGGGCCTATCCGCAGGTTGACAAGGTGATCCCAGCGACGTTTGACAGCAGCGCAGTCGTTCCACGCGCTGAGTTTCTGGCCGCGCTTAACCGCGTGGCGATGCTGGGCGCTGACAGCGTGCGGCTGACGTTTGAGGCGGGCGAGGTGACGTTGTCGGCAAAGGCTGCAGATGTGGGCGAGGCTAGCGAAAAGCTGGGCTGCCAGTACGACGGCGACAAGTACGAGGTCGCGTTCAACCCGGACTATTTGCGGCTGCCGTTTCACAGTTTGAAATGCGCGGAACTGTTTGTGGACCTCGGCCAAGGCGGCACCGAGGCAACGGTGGTGCGGGACGGGGGCGCTTACGTTTACTTTGTGATGCCGATGAAACTGAACTAATGAGCACACAAAACTACATCGCCATCGACCCCGGCGTGGGCGGCGGGATCGCTTATATCGACACGGATGGAAGCACGCACGCGCTGCCGATGCCGGGCACGCTTCACGACATCAGCAAGGAGTTGCACCTGCTTTCACGGTGCACCTTCGGTCCGGTGACCGTGTTTCTCGAAGAGTTGCCAAAGTTTGCTGGGAAAATGTCCGGTAGCAGCATGGCGACTATGTTTCGCAACTACGGGCGCATCGAGGGCTTGCTGGCCGCCTACGGTACCCGGATTGAGTATCTCCCGCCAAAGAAGTGGCAAAGTGTGCTCGGGCTGGGCGACAAAAAGATTCACGGACCTCGCTGGAAAGCACATCTCAAAGGGCGCGCACAGGCGCTGCACCCACGACTCACAGTGACGCTCAAGACCGCCGACGCACTGCTGATATTGGAGGCGGGAAAGAAAATGACGCGATGAAAATCATCTCTGAAATCTTTGACGAGATCCGCCCGCAAGCCGAGGCTGCTTTCTGGTTTGCCTTTGAGATGGAAGGTTACGGGCGGCA